ATTTCGTTGTTGTTCATTTCATTTCCTTAGTGAGTTATCCGATGAGTTCATTCTACAGGAACCACACAACAATGCAAGCTTATTTTTCGTTAGGTCGCAAAATATTTGCAGATAAATCGCTTGACAGTCTCTAGCTGGGTAGAGTATAATTGGCGCACCATATAAGGATAAAAGGATATGAATATCCTTTTATGCTACTGTTGACAACGTATTCCGGAAAGTCCTTCCGGTCGGAAAGTTGTCATATTCCTCCTGCGCTCGGTATCGGGATTCCTTGCCATACCCGCCAGTTCGAATGGCTCATGCACGTTCCGTTTATATCGGTTCCTGTTCCCTCAGTCCCTAGGACTACCTGCCTAGGTTCAGGGTATTGATTACTCCTGCACGATCATGTTGCCATTGTGATCAAAGAAGCCGTTATCCTTAGCCAAGTTCAGAATGTTAAGAACACCGGACAGATCCTCACCAGTTAATTGACGCAGGATAATGCAGGCCTGAATCTTAGAGATCTTACCCTGAACATACAGGTTAATGGACATTGTCTCAGCATGGTTAGAACAGTAAACAGTTTGAACGATTTGCATTTCATTTCCTTAGTAAGTTGTCGATGTAGTTATTCTACATGAATAGTAAAAAAATGCAAGCTTATTTTAATCTGATCGAAAATATATTTGGCCATGCAAGAAGCGTGCCAGGTACAGGGGCGGTTATTAGACCTTGACTTTCCAAACGCTCACAGGCCAGTCCGCACGTAAAACTTTAAAATTCACCAAGAGTACTTCAATTAAGTGCTAGAATTGACCCCAAATTGTAAAGATTATTCAAGAATACTTCAATTAAGTGCTAGAATTGACCCCAAATTGTCCAAACTTTTCTAAATTGTCCAAACTTTCCTTAATTTTCTTAATTTTCTTAATCTACCAAATCTTCTCCCACCCCGCCTCAATCTACCAAACCTATAAAATAGTCCAAAATTAAGTTGATTTTCTTCTACCCTTGTGTTAGACTTTACACATTATGAAAATTTATCAAACTTCCCCTTATGTCCAAACCTAATGAGTTGGTCCCTATATCTCCCGAAGCTCTAGAGATATTGAATGTATACTTGCAGACTCAAGATATTAACGCTACTGCTAGAGAGCTGGACATACATCCCACGCAAGTCTCACAATACCTTAGAAAATCAGAAGTCAAGAACTACCTAGATCATGTCTACCTTAGTGCTGGGTACCGTAACCGCGATAAATTAGCTCTTGCATTCGACGACCTCATTGAGAAGAAACTAGAAGAAATGATGGAAACCGGTTTAGGGTCTACTAAAGATATTTCTGAGCTATTAATGATGCAGCATAAAATTCGTATGGAAGAATTAAAAGCTATGGCTGATATTGAAAAAATTAGAGAAGGTAGCATACGTAAACAAACAAACGTACAAATTAATACTGGTGGCTCACCGTATGGAGAAGGCCAGTATGGTGCTTTACTAGGTCAGCTTTTATCTCAGTAACTCGCTAGAGTATATAAAATTATTGGTCCTAGACGTATAAGTCGCTAGAACCTACTTGTTAATGGGTGAACCGAGCCTGCAGCTCTTTCCTAGTGCCTTTACACTGGGATAGCCCTACCAATAAAAGTCTTAAAGGAGACGGTGTGGAAAATTTAGTTAATGAAATTTATGAGGTGTTAGTTTCACGGTTTGGGGTTAAAGAAATATGTATTCCAGCATTTAGTAGAACTAAACGAAAGGCAACTAGCTGGAAAGAATTTATTACTTATGTAGTTATAGATGGATTAAAAAGTGAAGAGCTAGCTACTAAGTGTGGTTATTCCGGATCTTCCAAACTATCTCAGTATTTAACAGGGCATTATGAGAAGCTAACGTCAGAAAAAGGTAATACTTACTATATAACTTTCTTCTTATTTTTAATTGGTAAGAAAAAGTGTAGTAAATGTGGTGAAATAAAACCCTTAAAAGAGTTTAACAATAGTGCTCAGCAGTACCACGGCCTAAATCCTTCATGTAAGCTATGCTCACGAGAGGATAGTAATATAAGGTACTATGAAAACCATGAAGCAAGCCTAGGTTACGCTAGAAAGTACTATCAAGCAAATAAAGAAAAAGTAAAAGAAGAGGTTAGGTCCTACTATAAAATACATAAAGAAAGCATCCTAGTAGAGGCAAAAAAGTATAGGCAGGAAAATAAACCATTAATAGCATATCATGCGGCTAAGCGTAGAGCAGATCTACTACTAGCCACCCCAAATTGGGCAGATAAAGAAAAGATAAAACAAATGTATAAACAACGACCAGAGGGTTATCATGTAGATCATATTATACCTCTACACCATGCTAACGTATGTGGACTTCATTGTGAATTTAACTTACAGTACTTGATTGCTAGTGAAAATTTAAGTAAATGTAATAGGTTTGAAGTATGTTAAAAATTAGTAGGCCGGATATTAGTAGTACAGAAATTACTGAGTTCCCGGTAGAGGATAGGTTTATAAAACTCCCAATTCAGAAATATGTTGATTTATTGGGCATAAAGCTTAATGGCCCTCAAATAGCACTAGTTAACGCATTAAATAATCCTAAATATAGATTTGTAGTAGGAGCAGTATCTAGGCGGGTTGGAAAGACCACTATATGTAATATAATTGGTCAGCTAATAACATTAGTTCCTAATTCTCATGTATTAATCATGAGTCCTAACTATGCACTATCGTCAATTTCATTTGAAGAGCAACGTAAACTAATTAATCATTTCAAATTAGAGGTCGAACGCGATAATGCCAAGGATAGAATCATAGAGCTAAAAAACGGTTCTACAATTCGGATGGGATCTGTATCTCAGGTTGATTCAGTAGTTGGCCGGTCATATGACCTTATCCTGTTTGATGAGGCTGCACTAACTTCGGACGGGCAAGAAGCCTTTGAGATAGCGTTGCGTCCCACACTTGATAAACCTAGTGCTAAAGCAGTTTTTATTTCAACTCCACGCGGTAGAAATAATTGGTTCTCTACTTACTGGCACTATGGATTCAACTCTATCCCTGCATTTGCTAGATGGGCTTCTATCCACGCCGACTATCGTGAGAATCCTCGCGCTAGCGAAGATGACATTAATGAAGCTCGTGCAACTATGCCGGCTTCGCGATTCGCTCAAGAGTTTGAGGCTAGCTTTAGTGTGTTCGAAGGACAGATCTTTAAGTTTGACCATAAGTGTATCATGTCGGTGGATAAATGGGAACATCTTGAAAGAATTATGGGACTTGATATCGGTTTCAAAGATCCTACCGCCATGCTCGTTTTGGGGTATGACTACGATTCTCAGGTCTTCTATGCCCTAGACGAATTTCAGCAAGCAAATATGACCACAGATCAGTACGCCGTAGAATGCAAAGCTCTAGAAGATAAGTATGATGTACAGATGATCTTCATTGATTCTGCTGCACAACAGACTCGCTACGATTGGGCTGTAAACCATGATATTTCTACAATTAATGCAACTAAGTCCGTGCTGGACGGGATTGCATATGTTCAGATGATTGTCGAGCAAGGAAAACTAATTGTGGACCCCAAATGTACACATCTTCTAGCAGCACTAGACCAGTTCCGCTGGGACCCAAAGGAAACTCTGATTACTGAGAAGCCAGTACATGATAAATATTCTCACATGGCTGATGCTTTGAGGTACGCTCTGTACAGCTATCGTTCTAATGTAGGAAGTTTCTGATGGTAGGAAAATTGAATTGATTTTATATTTTGTTTATCGTATAATACTGAAAATGAGGAATATAAAAATTGGCTGCAAATAAAAAAGAAGGTGAGCTTAAACGGGACGAAATAAAGTATGTACGCGATAGAGCTAAAGCTAGGTATCCGAAGGGTACTTGTTGTGCTATCTGTGATACTACTGAGAACCTAGAGTTTCACCACTACTCGTCCCTTACCCTACTATGGGAGAAGTGGAAAGTTACTACCGGTATCTCTATTGATGATGTTGATGACGTGATGTTCCATCGTGATACCTTTATTGCTGAACATGAAAAAGAGTTATACGAAGATGCAGTTACACTATGTAATGGTCACCATGTAAAACTACATACAATCTATGGAGCCAAGCCAGCACTTCATACAGCAGCAAAACAAGCTAACTGGGTTAAAATTCAATACGGTAAGTTGCATAAGGAGTAAAGATGGGACTTAAGTCTTGGATTATAGAAAAATTTAACCCCGCACAGGCCGAGATCGCTAGAAATGAGGGTGACAGTATTTATGCAGATAATACTATCACCTTTGAACAAGCGTATGACGCCCTAACTACTGTTAGACGTGCTGTTGATATGATTGTTAATGGAGCATCTAGCTTCGATGTAGACGTAAAAGAAAAGATAAATGGCCTAGTAACACCAACAATTGGTACTAGAAAGGCTAAAGTAGAAAACCTACTTAATTTTCAGCCTAATCCATATATTGATACTAATAAATTTCGTAGACTTATTTATATAGATCTAGTGCTGACTGGTAATGCGTTTATATACTATGATGGTGTATATCTCTATAATCTACCGGCATCTCAGATGGAAATCTTAACAGATCCTTTAATTTATGTAAAGGGCTACAAGTATAATGGCATTATAGACTTTAAACCTAGTGAAGTATTGCACATATCAGATAATTCTAGTACTTCTATATACATGGGAACTTCTAGGCTTAAATCGACTACTGATACTTTAAAGGTACGCAGTGATATGACTGCTTTCCAAGGTAACTTCTTCAAGAATGGAGCAGTACCTGGGCTTGTGATCAAGAGTCCAAACGTACTTGGTGATAAGATTAAAGCTCGTATGATAGAGTCTTGGCAGTCACAGTACTCTCCAACTAAGGGTGGAAAAAGACCCCTAATTTTAGATGGCGGACTAGACTTAGATAAAATCACGGACGTAAACTTCCGCGAGCTAGATTTCAAAGATTCAATAACTTCTAAAGACCTAGAAATTCTAGTAGCTTTAGGAGTTCCAGAAGTACTAATAAGCTCTGGTAATAATGCCAATATCACCCCAAATCTCAGACTCTTTTATATGGAGACAATTTTACCACTTGTTAGAATGGTAAATGCTGGTTTTGAAAGATTCTTTGGTTATGACCTAGAGCCAGAAGCTTCTAAAGTTTCAGCAATCCAGCCAGATTTAAAAGATGAAGCTATGTATCATAGCACGCTTGTAAATGGTGGAGTAATTAGTCCAAATGAAGCAAGGGCTGAATTGAGATACGACCCCAAACCGGGGCATGATGACCTACGAGTACCTG